TTTGCAAAATATACCTTTATTATTTAATGTTTGTTTTTCTGTCATTTGTTAAAACCCTCTTTCTTTAATTTGTTTATAAAATCATTAGAAGAGAAAAATATGTATCGCTTTAGCGTACATGAGTATTTTATTCTCTCTTATTATTACTTAGTTACTCTTATTACACCTCATTTGACTACCTGTTTTGTGTAGTCAAATACAGTAAATTGTAAGTATTGAACTACATAAAAGTGGTAGTCAAATATTTTTACTGTCATTATGGATAAGTAACTAAGTTTTAACTACACTATTTATGTAGTTCAATATTTTTACTTCTTAATCTGCTTATATTGTTCAATTGCTTTTAATAATTGAGGACTATTTGTAAAAAGAAATAGATTTCTATTAGAATTTTCTTCTGGTTTTACTCCATGTAAGACAAATCCTTTCATCATGAGGTATCCAGCTAATTTCATTGATTTGACATAGAAGGTTTTGAGTTCTGATTTGTTGCTTTCTAATGTTTGATTTGTCATAAAATCATTCCTTTTTTATAATTATTCTCTCTAATAATATGTGCCACAATTTAACCCAATAAGAGGTCATCCAAATTATATTGGACAACCCCCTAGTTAACATGATAATATTATTTATATATTATTAATCTACATTTCTAATATAGCAATAAATCTTACCATCTTTATAATTATCGACTTCTAAATTCTTTTCCACAATTATTTTATCAATTATGCAATCGTCTTCACCGTATTCCCTCGTAATAATTTGGTCGAAAGCACTTTTTAATAGATTTTGCTTATCAAATCTTGCTAGACAATCAAATTTTATATAAACTATAATTGGTTTGCTCCAATCTATATTCAACTCACTTTTTGGGATTAATTGTTGCGATGGAAAATTCTTAATCCAATTTTTATATGTATTTGTTTTTACTGTGATAAATTTCCCTGTGTAATCACTAACAACTTTTTCGTAGAGGTAATTTTCAGACATTCCATGAGAATTTATGCACATGTATTCCGATAATGAAGGATTCAATATTGCGATTGTATTTGCTAAACTATTTAACTCTTCATCTTTTTCGTCAATAATCTGCAATTGCTTATCTATGATTTTATTTTTATGTGATATAATTTGACTTTTGCTTTTATTATTTGTTTCAAGTTGCTTCTTTCCAATAGTAGTAATTACTTCTGCTAAAACTAAAGCAAAAGATCCTTTACCACTATCTATTAATGTTTGTTTCCTATTGTTTAAGGCATTAATTACAGTATTTTGAATACCATTTTTACCTTTGCCATCTTTGTTTTTGTGATATATCATACACTCTTTAAATTCTTGCTCTATTGATTCGATATTGCAAGAATTAAATGTGTTCCTAATTTTCTTATTTGTAGAGTATTTATCTAATTGTTCTTCTTGTTTTTCAGTAATATTTGGAGATACATAAGCACCATTTTTATTTATAGAAGGAATTACATCATCAAAGATCCAAGATTCAAATTTATCCGCATTTGGAAGCTTAGACCTTGCCACAAGACGATAAACATCACCTTCAGGAATTAAAGATACCATATTTCCTCCATCTTTAAAGCTGTCGTGTTTCACGACACCCTTGCAATGCCTACTAATAGCGTCTCTTGGATTACTATATCCTAATGAACTTGCAATATCTTTTGCAACAAAATAATCTTTCCCATTGATATTTGCCATTCTAAACTTTCCTAATTCTCCCGTAAATACAATTAAATCATTATTATTATTTTCCATTTTATTATTCCTTCTTTCTTTAATTTTATTTCTTTATTAAGTACTTAAATATTGAATTTATCTTTGATAATTTTTCCACAGTTCGTAAACATCTGCGGTATCTTTTCTATCAAATTTATGCCACATCTTTTTAGTTGCGTAGTGTACTCCAACGTCTTTAACCATTTTTCCTTTTGAAATATAAAACTGTACTTGAACAAGATCATACAAATAAACATATTTATCTACTGAATCATTTTCCAATCCTCTCACCTCCTTTCAATAAATTTGAATATAATAAAAGAGAGTCATATTTCTACGACTCTCTAACCTCTAAAATACAATCCCTATAAATCCTAACTTTTCTGGGGTTCTATTTATTTGGTTTTACAGAATTATTAATTGCTGATGTAATATCTACTAATACTTTATTTATGGCTTGTTGAGATGCTTCAATGGTAAATTGTGTAACTGCATCTTTAATATCTACAACAGGAGCAGTAATAGTAACTGTGGTGCCACTATTTATAGATTCAGTTGGAGACTTTACAATGTCAATAGTATTATCATTTTTTGCTTGTTGTACAATTAAATATGCTTTTGCTTTGTCATATAAACTTTTAACTAATCCATTAAATGTTGCTTGAGGAACAAATAGTCTAACACTAGCCGGAAGTAATTGATATCCTTTATCCATCATAAATTCTAATTTCTCATCACCTGTATTTAATGCTAATGTTTCTGCCTCTTTTTCGAGTCTAAGCATTAATGATAAAATTATTTTCTTTGCTTGTTCCCGTTGGAAAAATGCGAATCCACCAAACCCTAAAGCAACAGAAATAAAACCCCAATAATTTTGTGCTAAACTAATTATATTTTGAATATCCATTTAAATACATCTCCTTATTATTTATTTTATATTTATTTTTATAATCACATAGAAATTTTTACACCGTATTTACTAGCTAAATACCCGGCGATACATGCTCCTAAAACAGTTAAAACTTTTATAATTATATCCTTTCTGTTATTATTTTTTGTTTTTACAATTTCTGTGTCATTTGAGTCTTTTGATTTAATAATTTCAGCATTGTTATTAGACGCAATTGTTACTAATTGTGTTGTGGATTGTAGAATTGAATTGAATGTCTGATAAGAATTGCTTTCAAATCTGATTATTGCGTCTTTTACATCTGCCATTTGAGATTTTATGTTTGTTAAATCTGATTTTACGGCAACTTGATCTAACTCCAATTGTTGGATTTTATCAGTATGTTCATTTAGTATCTGCTTATGTTCGTCCAACACTTTCTCTACTTCTGGTTCAATACTCATATCTTCTAACACCTCCATTTGATATTGATAATTCATCTTGACATTGCCCCTTTCTTTGTGCTATACTTTGTTTCAAGGGTTAGCAAAGCGTATACTTTGTTAATCCAGCAAGTCTCAGAGGGCAATCTGGACTTGCTATATACATAGACAATTTAATATTGATCAATATGACAATGACATTAAAGAGGTGTAAAATAAAAAAAATACACCTCTAATTGTCGTTTTAAATTTTTTTAATTCCCTTTAAGATAATTAGAAACAATAATTAAAGTATCTCCAGCAGTATTTCCACTTAAATATACCTCTCCAGGAACTCCTAATTTTGGCCCTCCTACATTAATAATCTTCTTTGCTTTTAATGCAATTGGATTTACATTGGCACTCGCATTTCTACAAAACATTCCGCATGATCCGTTTAAATTAGCCAATATTAAGGCACTTGAAAAGTCGGCAGGGGTATAATATACAACGCATACATCCATTTGAAAATCATCTCCTTTATTTATTATATTTTCATTTCCACTTCCAAAAAACATATTTGCTTCATCTTTTCTCCGTCTCAATAATCCAGCAATAACTTTACCGCCTGCGTAACTCCATGCACAAAAATTTTCTGTAATAGTATTAACATCTCTAACGCCAGCACAAACATTTCTGTATAATGTAGATCCTAATAATCCATTAATTCCAACGTTATATGCCATAGAAACTAAAGCATCAAATTGATTTTGATTTAAATTAACTTTTTTACTGTCTAAATTATTTTTTAATGGTAATGCATAATTATTATTCAATAGATTTTTTAACATATCAGAAGCTTGTTTTTCTGTTACTGAATATAAACCAGCTATTTCTGAACCAGTCATGCCATAACCAATTGTTTTTACTCCTACAATGTCATAATATGGTGTTGCAGAAAATCCTTCAAAGGATTTAACAAAATCAACACATTGAGGAGATACTAAATTAATCATTATTTGTTACACCTCCTATAAATTTTATGAATATTAAATTTTCTAAAACCCTGAAACCCTTACTATAGGCCACTTTTATTTTTGATATAATAGAATAAAACTGCACTTTCAAATGGTTGAAGGAATATTTAAAGAGAGTATTTACTACTCTCTTCTTGCTAGACAGTATAAGTCTACTACGATATAGTTTGTGTTTTTAACCATGCTGAAATCAAGCCAGCTAAATGCTGTTTACAAGCATCCGACATCGGGTGAATATCATCGTACATCCAAATTTGCCGAAGTGATAAGTCATGTACCCATACACCATCAATTTGACGGGGGTTTTCGCTTAAATTCTCAAGGTTTGATCCAACATGATTTGTGCCGTTATAACCTGCATCGTGCCATACGTGGGATGCATCCCAATAGCCTGTAGTTGTAACCTGCGTTCTAGCTCTTATTCCACTATCTTCCCAAAGTGGATATAATGGAAATCCAAAATAATCAGCAGCAGTTTTTTCGGCCTCCCAAACACTTCCTAAATTATACCTAGTATCGTCATTGTCATAATGACCAACCATTAGTATTTTCATTCTAGGATTTCTTAAATAAATTTGCTGTACCAGATAAATAAATGCTCCCACACAATAATGTCTATCATTTGGCGTTGCAGGAACACTAGTAAAAGTAGAAGCTAAAGCGTCTCCCGTAGCATCATTGCGGAAATGCTCAAAAACAATTGCATCTGAAATGTCTATATATGATTCGATGCGGCCAAGAATTGTGCCCGTAATTTTACCGTTTATACTCAAATCACCTTCGATATCTAAAGAATCATCCCAGCAGTACGAGTACGACAATTGTCGCATACTTTTATATATTTCTCCATCCCCTGCCCACACATCAACAGGTTTAGAAGAAGGGATTCCAGTAACAG